TGTAGGTATAACGGGGCAATTCTGGGAAATGGTTAAGGAAAAAACCTTAACTTCGATAACTCTAGACCAGCTACAACAGCAATTCCCCACTATGGATGTTCTGATGATCATCCAGAATCCCGAGACCTCTGCCAGCATGGCAGCTATCTTTGAGGAGGTCTATGGTTGCTCGGGTCGTAAGGCCAAGAAGATGATATCGGAACTTCTGCTATATCAGAAAACAACTGTTCCGGTAGTGGGTCGCGAGCGGTCCTACCCCGTAGTTAGAGCTTTTAACTTAGATGAGAATTTATTTATCCCTCATTTTTCTACAGATCTAGAGACGGCACCAGCCATCTACCGAGTGCAGTACTTTACCGCTGAACAGTTACGTGCTTTTGTTCTTAGCGAGGACTGGGATGAGGATTGGGTAGAGGCTGCTATCACTACCTGCCGTGGTAGGATGCTTACTATTATCCCTAGCGAATACACCAAGACAGGTTCCCGAGCTTTCTCATTTCTTCAGAGTGAATTCTCTACTCTTATTGGGGTAGTGTACGCCTATCAACGCCTGAGCGATGAGGATGGTGTCCCCGGAGTATACCTAACTATCTTCCACCCCGATTTACCTCCCGACATAACCCATGAGGGGTACGCTAAATACGGTCTGCTTGGGTATGCCCATGGAAAGTACCCCTTTGTATTGCACCGTAGGGAATTCCTTTCCCGCAGATTACACGACAGCCGTGGTATCCCAGAACCCGGCAAACCAATCCAAGACCAGATCAAGGTACACAAGGATTCTAGGGTAGATGCTGCCTCCTTGGCCATTCTACCACCCATGGGATACCCGGTTGGTAGACCCCCGGGTCGTTGGGGTGCTGGGGCTAGGGTTCCGGAACGTAGGCCCGGAGAGTACCACTTCATGGACCGTCCAATGCCTGACAGCATTACGGAAAATAGTGAGGCTCTGCTTAGAGATGACTTTAATCAGTACAATAGCTTTACCTCCAAGGGGGGTGACGCTCAGTTTGCCCTGATTAAGAACCAGTTTGAGGCCGATAAGTTTATGAGTAACTGGGCTAAAGCTTTTAGCCAGATCTGGTCTCTCTACCAGCAGTTCGGATCAGAGCAGGTATACTTCCGAGTAGTAGGACTTCGCCAGTTAGAGCCCATCGAGTTTAACAAGGGCGATCAAGGTGAGGAGTTTGACTTTATTCTTAGCTTCAGAGTGGATTCCATGGACACCGACGCATCCTTTGCAAGGCTTGAACAGATTGCTAAGATTGTTGCAACGGCCAACCGTGATGGTATTGTGGATTACTCTGAGTGGCTGCAAGTTATGATTGAGGCGGTTGACCCAACGATTGCAGAACGCATCTTGATACCTAAGGAAGTGGGTCAGGAGAAGGCTGTCACCGAAATCCAAGATACCCTAGCCAAGGTATATGCTGGTCAAGACCACGACATTAAGGATGGTACTCCTCCAGAGGTTGGTATGTCCACCATCCAGAACTACATCCAGAGCGATCCAGTGGTGCAGGCCAGAATGCAAAACAAGGCAGACCCCTTTGGGCAGCGTATTGAGAAGCTCATGAAGCAACTCCAATTTCAGGTAACTCAACAAAACAACGCCAAGATTGGGCGTATGGGAGCATAATGACTAATCAAGAAAACGACCGAAGCATCTCTGATGCTATGGTGGAATTAGTTCGGAACCCGTATTTCGGTAAATTTATCGAGATCCTTAAAGCCCAGCGTGAGGTAGTTATCGATGATCTATGTTCAGACGATGTCGCTAAGAGTGAGCGTGCCACTATGGTAGCCATTGGGGAGCTCAGAACTTACAAGTCTATCATAGCTACGTATAACGAGCTAGTTATAAAGAACGATTTTAGTTGACGTACTAGGGTATACCCCCTAGTTTTCCCGTACTTGGCAAACCGCCATGATCACGGTGACTTCACCAGCCGATAATTGGTGATGAACGTATGGAAACAAAATCTGTTAGTGCGACCTCTTCACCCGTCGCTAACTCCGGTGATGCAGTAGAGTTGAGCAATGTTACGCCGGGACAAGCAGCGGCTATTCTTTTTTCCAATAATCCGAAAGAAGAAGAAACGAAGTCTGTCCCAGCCGTCGTGGAAAGCATTGCTACGGAGGAACCCTCCACAACTGAAACCACCACGACAGAAGCGGAAAACGCTCCTGCTGAGACAACGTCTGAGGAATCAACCCCCGCTGAAGATACGCCAACTGCGGAAGGGGAAACCGAAGTCGAAGCCGACAGTGTTCTTTCTCAAAAATCTTCTCTAGATCCGAAGCTACGGGATAAAATCCAGCGACGAATTAACGAGGAAGTTGCCAAACGAAAAGTTCTTGAAGCCCGATTGACGGACATGGACCTCAGCATTAAAAGGCTGGAGTCTGAGAAAGTTAATCCGCCTCCTGCCCCTCATGTGCCACATCGTGGTACTACGGTCCTTGCTGAAATTAACGACTTTGCGTCGTTAGAGAAACTTCAGAAAGATGCCAAAGAGGCAATGCGATGGGCAGAGGATCAGTTAGATAACGATGAACTAGGGGAAGGTGTGGTGGTAGGCGAAGAAGTCTACGACCGAGCCCGACTCAAAAGCATCGTTAAAAATGCGCGAGTAACTCTCGAGGATAAAGTTCCCGCTCGCCAACAGTTCTTAACAAGTAGGCAGCAACTATCGCAACAGGCAGTTACCCTGTTTCCGTTTTTAACGGATAAAACGTCACCGGATTATCAAATGGCGGTACAAGCGTATCGTCAAAACCCATGGCTAGAGGATCTCCCCAATGCCGATTTTATTATTGGTGTGCAAGTTGAAGGGATGAAAGCCCTTCAAGCACGCGAACAAGCAAAATCTAAAGTTGTGGAAAAACCAAAAGTTAAAATCGCCGCTAGTAAACCAGCGGGGGATCAGACTGCGATGCCTACCTCCTCTTCAGGATCTAGAGTCCCAGTTCAAAGCGGGGTAAAAGCCGCCTTACTTGCGGAGAGAACAAGATTGATGAAACAAGGCACTGTATCAGCCAACGAAGCATCCGCCATGCTCCTACGTAGCGCAATGTTACGCAACACTCAATAATCATCATGCCCTTAGCCACTAGTTATAATACCGCCGGAGACCGTGAAGACCTTACGGACTTCCTTACAATTCTTGAACCCGAGGATTGCCCAAAAATTTCTACCTTTGCCAAGACGACAAAGGTATCTAACACCTTCCAGACATGGCAGGCAGACACTCTCGCCCCTGTTGATTTTGGCGGCGTCTTGGAAGGTCAAGACGTTCAAGCCTTCAACAACGAGACTGCCAACCGTGCTCGGTTTGGTAACTACGTACAGATGTACCGTCGCCCATGGATGGTCTCGCGTCTGCAAGAAGCTTCTGATCCAGCAGGCGTCTCTTCGGAGGTCGCTAACGCAAAGATCAAGGCTATGCGCGAACTGAAACGCAGCATGGAAGCTGCGGTTGGTTCGGACAATGACATGCAGGCTGATAACGGTATGGTCCCGTTCAAGACCCGTGGTCTTGGTTCCTTTATCTCTGCAACCGCGCAGTCAACGAATCCCGTCCCTACGGCTTTCCTTACCCCTGCGGCTAGCATCAACTCGACGGCGGGTGCCTCCCTCACGGAGTCGCTCTTCAACGACGTTTTCCAATCTATCTTCCAAGTTAACGGCGGTCGCCGTAACTACACCCTGTTTGCTGGTCCTAGCTTGAAGCGGGCTATCAGCAAGTTCCAGCGTGTGGAAGGTGCGAGCGGTACCACCTAGTCCTTCCTAGTTAATCAGGCCGCCACCGAGAAGAAGGTAACCTTGAATGTAACCATCTACGATGGCGACTTCCACAATGTTACGATCATCCCTGACATGTTCAACGGTTTGGCTGATGGGGCTAATCCCTCCACGGTCACCGCCACGCAACAGATGCGCGGTTATGTCATCGATCTTAACCTCGTCGGTATCGGTACCATGCTTGGTATCCAAGCTGATGAACTGGAAGATCAAGGTGCGGGTCGTCGCGGGTTTGTTTCCGCCTCGGCTCTTCTGTGTGTCAAGAACCCCAAGGGTCTTGGCAAATTCAACGCTACTTCATAACCCCTTAATCCAATACTACCATGGCTGATACAGCAGTTACTATCAGTGATGATCGCGTGTCCCCCCTTTCCGTTCAGGAACAGGCGGCTACGGGATTCTCACACAAATTCCGTGTTCTATTCTCCGACATCGCTTTCGGGTCTGGTTCTACGGATACCGTTACGATGACTTTGGGGGCTACGCCCGCTAAGTTTATTGTGAACGCGGGATTGGTCAATGTCTCCACTGCCTTTGCGGGCACGGGGGCTATGACCATTATCGTTGGTACGGCACTTAGCACGGCGGCTCTTATTGCATCGCAGTCAATTTTGACGGCTGGTGCTTTAGTAGCTACCTCCACCACGGCTATCTCGACCAACCTTAAAGCGGTTACGGCGGGCAGTCTTGTGGCTACGTTCACCACTGCCACCAGCGGGAGCCCTTCGGCTCTTACGGCTGGCGAATTGGCGATCTATGTGAATATGCAGGATCTCACTGAGCTTCCTTAATATTGCCCATGGGGGGAGGTAAAACTCCCCCCAACTATTTTCCTATGGCTTCCGATGTAATTACATCCCTACCGCAGGATTTTCTTAAGGAGTTTGCTGCCGAGTTATCTGGCCGAATTCCCCAAGAGAAGATCGATGCCGATCTCCGACAGGCTCGCAATGCTCGAGTTATGCAGGAGCTTGGGTCTGAGAGGATTGAGGGGGTGGGG